AAGTGAGGTAACTATCATTTCTACATCTTCATACACAACGAACTCTTTATCGTGCAACTCTGCTTTCTGGTTTATCGTTCTACGCTTGTACTTGATCATTCTTCTATTTCCTTTTTATCTAAACCGTTAATTAAATCTAAAAGCCTATCTGTATATTGTGAATCATTGCGCCATCTATCATAACTATCTCTTGATGTATTCCAGCGCTTTAACGCATCAACAACAGACCAGCCTTTATTATGTATCATTCTGGTGTACTTATTCAAAGATTATGCCCCATGTAATACGATTATACCGAATATTAAGAAGGCGATTAAGTTTGGTGCTGATAAGAAAAAGATAGAGGAGTTTTTTAATGGTGAAAAGTAATTCACATGACATATTTAACTATTTATTTATAGCTGTTTGTAGTTTTTTGTTAGGCTGGTTCGCTTTAGATACAAAACTACTAGCTGATGAGTTTTATCAGGATAAAAAGAAGCACTGTATAGATAGTTACAAACAAATGCCTGTTGAAACTTTAGCTGGTTCATTTTGTGATGAGTTCTTTGTAGTGTTAAGAGGTGATAAAGATGAATAACACAGATAAACTATTAAGAGCCTTTATAGAGGCTAGTGGGCTTGAGATTAGAGAGGAATATAGTGTTTATACTAACGTGTCAGATGTATTGGACTACACCACAAGCGCAAAGCCTAGCCCTTTATTATCTCAGGGTGACTTCCCTTGCAGAGTAGAGGTTGATTAGTTTTGATGTTGATAGCCCAGAGTGGTCTTGTATTGTTAATTATATTTTAAATGCTAAAGAGGATATAGAGTTAGGCATAAATAACTTTGGCGAACTAAAACCTATGCTTGATTACTTTAATGGCGCGAGGTAGTTATGTTTGAATGGAAAAGAAAAGAGCTAGAAGTTGATCAGGTTAAATTCTTTGGCGGCACTGTTAAGAAATTTATTAGTTGCTATGCTAATCGTGCAAAGCCTAGAATCAAGATTAAACTGCCAGATAGGATAATTATAAATTTAAACCCTAGGTATGGTATTGGTTATGCAGCTCAATCTGCTTATATGCAACAACAAGCTTTAGGTATTTCTATGGCAAATCAACAAGCGGCTTTAGGGGTTAATCTTGCTGGCTTCGCTGGTTCAGCGTCGCAAGGTCAGTGTGGTTACGGCTTTCTTGGCTCTCTTGGCGGGTTAGCTAGTCAAGGTCAAATGAGATAAGCCCTAATTAAAGGGCTTTACCTTTTACTCTTGTTCTTCTGTTATGTTCTTAGCCTGCTCAATGTAAGCTTTTGTATTGTGTGGGCCAACTATCGAATCCACACCCATAGCTTCGCGCAATACTTTTAAGTCGTTAACCATAGCAGAGAACCTTTCTTCCTGTTGCTTTTGTTGCTGCATAACTAATTGTACTTGTTTAAATTGCGCGTCATTGTCAATCTTCTGCTGCCCTTGATCAATCTTAGCAGCTTCAACATTAAACTTAGCATTACCTTCTCGTTCAAACTGCTGTTGTTGTAATTGAACCTTAGCCATTTCAATCTCTTGGCCTTGTGATTTAATCTCTAACTCTCGAGCTTTAACCTGACCATCTTGCTGAATTTTAAGCTCTTCGTTGTTTGCTTTCTTCGCCTCAGCTTGTGCAAACACCATGCTAGGGTCTTCTTGCTGCGGCTGTTGTGCTGCTGCTTCCTGCTCTGCCTGTATTTTTTGTTGTTCCTCTTCCGTCCATTCATCAGGGCCAATTGTACCGTTTTGAATACCAAGCGCTCTAGCTCTATCAGCTACAACTTGCATACCTGAACCGACTTGATTCTTATAAAGAACATCACGCGATATTTCTATCATAGTCGGGTCAATAGCTAGCATCCGTAATAAGCGTTCGCTTTCTTTCTCTTGCTGATTCTGGAATGCTGCACCCATTGAGCAACTTACATCATAAACACCTTTAGTCAAATCATTGACGCTTACATTTGTTTGCGTTTGTTGGTCGAATACAGTCGTGTTTAAATCAACAATCTTATCCGTGCCATCTTCTGCTAATACTCTTTGTTGGCGAGTAGCGTCATATACTTTAGGGATAGCATTTACACAAATACGGTAAGCATGACAAATACCTATTTCAAGAGACTTGAACCATTCAACGTTACCATTATTTGATTGACCTATTAAAGAGTCAATAGCAGCACCAGATTGTAAGCCGGGATTAATTCCCATACTTGGATCGTCCATATTACCAGTAGTACGCAACAATGATTGAAAGGTAGACATTGAGGTTTGCATTGCAGGGTTGCCAGCGCTACGAGGCATTTTAAACGGTAGCCCTTTAGCTTCATCATCGTTATTAAAGAATCTTACTGGTTTGCGGTCTATATTCATTCTTGAATAGTTCTCGCCCTCTCCTTGTTTCTTGGTCATCCATACCGCATCAGTTGGAGACATTGCTACATCTTCCGTATCAGCACTAACAGCAAAGTTAATACCTCGCTGTGCATCCATAAGCTTTAATGTTTTGCCGTAGTAAATATCTTTAGTATCAAACTTGGAGTAGTTACCATAAAAAGGAACAAGAGGTATAAAGGTAAATACTGTCTCTTCTGCTGGCTTTAACCAATCGCCACCGTCTAAAAGCCTTGACCATACTCGCCATGACTTACGCTCTCTTTCATTAACTATCAACTCTCCAGCTTGCTCGAGTTCATCTTGAATACTTAAAAACTTTTCATCTTTCTCGTATACTGCGCCGCTTGTCATTTTAACAAGAGGTATCTTGACTGCTTTTTTATAAAATAATTGACCAACAGTGACAGATTCAAACTTATTCACTTGATTGTTATTAGTCACGCTCATATCATCACCGATAGATACAGCGTCACCATCAGGGAACATTTCTTTATATGTAGAGGCTGGTAATTCTTTTAACTTAATGCCCCACATAGCATCAGACTTGTCTTGTTTGATAGCGGCAAGGTCAAACCATACTGATTTATAAAAGTCTGCAATAGGCTCGAATACCAAATCTTGATCAAAGGTGTTAGCGTCAATATGCTTTTGCACTACTTCAAAGCCATCTAGACCAGCCATTACAACAGACTTACCTATTTGAGAATACAAAGCTGATGCGTTTGATATGTTTTCAATATTACGGATTAGCCCAGCATAAACATCGGCGGTATCTTCTGTGGCACCACCACCAGCAGGAGCAACAGAGATGGCAAACTCTGAGTTAGTCATTTCACCAGTGATTTGATCGTTAATAGGTGATATTTGATCAAACTCTCCACGGTAACGATTGTTAGACTCGAAAGCGTTACCTATATCATTATCCCACATACTAATTAGCATGAACTCTTTTTGCTCTTGAACTTTAGCTCGTCTATCTTGCTCAGGCTTTTGCGCTTCCGAAATCATTAACAATACATTGCCATGATCATCAAAGTTTATATCTACCATATTGATACAAAATCTCTTGTTACGTTATTGTCAATTTTCTCTATTATACTCGCTTTATCAAATGAAAGCACAGCAGCGTCTAGTATGTTGGGAGAGGGTATTTTTAACCTACTACCATCACCTAGCATAATTCCTTTTCTTAACTCTTCCTTAGTGTAAAACTTAATCTTATCACTAGGTTTTAACGGTAACTTACAGGCTTCCGCTCTTAGCTTCTGCATCATCTCAGGCTTAATTGATTCACTACAAAAACTTACCAAGTCATCAGGGTCGTGATACTTACCATGCACTACCGCTTCATAGGTCTTATAAACTCGCTCGGCAAAGTTAGTTATATTCTGTGCTTTCTTGTTAGCAAATACGTCTTTATTCTTACGCCCTGCTGCTATACTAATATTAGAGTTATCAGACTTAAACGTAGCATTAGGGTTATGAACCTCTGAGCTACCCTTATACATGAACGTATGAACTCTAGTACCTTTAAAGTTAGCGCTTGCTTGGTCGCGTAGTATTGCGCCTAATCCGTCACCATCCCAACCAAATACATCAGTACCAAAGTTTTTAGCCATTAAACTTGCAGCGTCAAACTTTCTATTACCATTCTCTGCCTCTATTTCATCTAAAGCTGTAAATACTATGCCTTGCCTTTCAATGTAACCAGCAGCATCAGCACCCGAATCGCTAGGGTCAAATCCAACAACCTTGCCACCGTTCGGGGTTATACCTAATTTCTTGTGAGCATCAATACAAGCATCAAACCAGTCTGTAATGATTATTGAATTCTCTACGTCATCATTAAACATTCCACACCATATATGATTAAATCTTGAGTTTGACATTCTGCCGTCATCGCGTTTCTTTTTGTCTTTGTCTAGCTCTTGCTGTAACGAGTCATCCCACTTAAACCATGGGTTATCCTCATAACCTACTTTAACAACTAAATGGTATTCATCTTCGTAATACCCATCTCTATCAATATCAGCTTGGTATGGAATTATAAACTCTTGGCTCATTGGGTCTTGTGAGCTTTCAGGATTCCATAAATACCATAATTCAGCGTTAGGCGTATCTCGTAATGTCGGCCCTAATGTATCAATGGTTTGCTGTTTGGTTTTTGCTGCCTCTTCCATTAAGAATATCTTATAGTTTGAAGCGCCCTTCATATCAATAATATTTTGCATACCACCAAACGTAAACTTACCGCCTGTTTTGTGTCTTATTTCCCAATGGCTAGGCACTGAACGAAATCCAGCTAATGACAAATCCTTTATACTCTTCTCTATACCGGCATAGATAGATTCTTTTAAAGCTTTCATCCTTTCACGTAATACAAATACTTTAGAGCCTTGACTATTAACCTCGCCCGCCGTTACATCTTGGGCCATTCTTGATTTAGTACCACCACGCCCACCATACATAAGTTTATATTTCTTATGCTTAGTAATCATAGGCTCAAGCTTTTCAATCAATAGAATAGTAGCCTCTTCCTCGCTTGGCTCCATATTCCCTATAGTGCCTTTCCACTTCCTAATAATATTAGGCACTAACACGCCGTCTATTTTGTCTACTCGGTCAACAATTCCATATACTGAATGTTCAAGCATTCCAGCCTGTGCAAGTATTTGAGGTTCTAATAAATCTAATCGTTTACTAAGATTCACCAGATAAAGCCTTTTCTAGCTTTTCTATGCGCTCTTTTAAGTCGGTGTATTCTTCTATGTCAATCATTGCCTTTATTGCTTGTATGCAAATATTACCAACGTCACTAGGTATTACACCTGTAGAAATAGCATCTAAAACAAAGGCCGCTTTCTCATGAGGTTTTGACTCTTTGGGTAAATCAAAGTTATATAAAGGATTAACCGCTTTAGGCATTGGAGACATACGGTTTAATAACTCTTTAAATGTAAAATTATCCTCTGGGTTAAATGCTTTCTCCATTAAGAGATCGTAAAACCCTTCCTCTGTTTTTCCGAATCGCTTCATAGCTTCGAGTATTTTAGTTCTTTCACTCTTGCCCCTGCCTTTTCTTTCTTTAGGCTGGTTACTGCTATCAAATGAAGTTTTAGTTTTAGCCATAGTTGCCGTTAATTTGCCGTTATTTAATAGTTAGTATACCAGAAACAAGAAAACCCGTAAAACGGGCTATTCTATTACTTTGGTTTCTTCTTTTTCTTATTGTGATTAGTGGTGCGTTGACCGCGTTTATTAGCTGGCATAATTTAATCCCTCGGAAATACTGTAAAGTTTGATACATCACCGCTAAAGTCTTTTGGTGTTGCGTCTACATATTCACCATGAACTTGCCATAATGTACCTGATGGAGTTAATACGCCTGATTCAGTTGGATATTGAAAATACTGATTAGCTTCAAAGGTTGTGCTTACTCCGTCAACATCTACCGTGACAGGAATAGCAGGAGCAACAACACCATCAGCACTTAGCTTGGTTACTATCGTTCCATCTGGCTTTTTAAATACCATTCTTAACTCTGTGTTACCTGATAGGTCAAAGTCTGCATTGATTACAATTAGCTTGCCTATTTCATTTTCTTTAACAGTCACAAATTTCCCCTTCGAAACCTTCTTTATCTGTTACAGTGCCATTAAAGGCTTGTTTGTCAGTTATTATACCGCTAAATGCTGCTTGTGGGTATACCATACCAATTACTGCGACAGGGTCATCATTTATCAATCCTATTACAGCCGTTACGCTATCATCAATTAAACCTTGAAAGCCTTGGTTATCTGTTATCTTTCCATTAAAGCCTAGAAAGCAATCAGGGCTAGGAGGCGCACCAGAGAAAAACCCTCTTGTGATGATTCTCTGTAATAGACCGAAGCCTCTCGATACTACTGTTTGTGCCATTAGGTAGCTCTTGTTTTCTTGGTTGGCGTAGTAGCATCATCTAATGTAAACGTCATTGATGCAGTAGTGTTATTTAACCTAAAGTCTGTCCATGTTGTACTAACCTGTTGCGGGCTTCTTAAGTCAGACCAAATCATATGCATACCTTGAGCGGGTGTTATTGCTGCGCCGTCTGCTGCATAACTCTCTGTTAGCGTGCCCGTCCATATATCATCAAAGCTTAAATCATTAAATCCTGTTATTCCAACACCTTTAGCTAATACGATATTATTACCGCTTGTTAGTTCTCTTGTTGCGAAAGTCCAAACGTCCGAAGCGCTTATGCTTGATATACCTGATATTTGTACAGGTAAGTCTGTACCTGTATCAACTTCAATATCTTCTAGTCGTTTAGTGTAGTCTGATTTAAACACTGTAGTTGTCACTGAGTTATCAGTAATTCTCAAGTTACCATCAAAAGAGAATTCCCCACCAGTACAGGTTGATTTAAGAGTAACCTTGCCTATTCCTTTAACATCTAAAGTTTGGAACGTTGCAGAGCCTAAGTTTTCAATTTGTAGTATTCCAGCGAACTGTACAAATGCAGCATCAGCACCACTCATTGAATTAAAATCAAATTTAGAGGCTGAACCTTCAACTGTTCTTATTTTGTCAAACTCGTATAATTCACTAGCGTTTGCAGTATAAGTGCCGTCAATATAACAACCCTCAATAGCTAATGTCCTACCCGCTGTAATATTTGATAGTCTACACGTTCTAAATGTAACTAGATTCGAGCCGTTTGTCGTAGTACCTGAAACGAAAGCGCCTTGTATAACTGAATTACTTGTGTCTTGTCCGTTCAAGTCTAATATCCAATTCTGACCTTCTAATACTTTATTTGATGTTCCACCACTTAACGACAAGCTAGAGCCGGGTGCGATTTTAAACACGTTTATTTTAGTTGCGCTAGATAGATTAAAAGCGTCCGACATATTCCTAACAGGTAGTCTTTCCGTTCCGTTAGTGTTGACAGTTGTTCCGCCTACTCCATTAACTGAATCAATATGTATTGCACCATTATATAACGGGTCTGCTTTAACAACTCCGCCTGATGTTGATATTGCGCCACCCGTAACAATATCTGTTGCTGCTATATCGTTTAAACCGTTAGTTACTAAAGCATCATAACTTGTAGCGGGTAAAATCATATAACTAGATTTAGTAGCCAACGCGCCAGCAACATGAACATACACCTCAAGCAAGCCTAACGTATTTGTATCTGTAGCATCTAAAGTAGTGTGATAAACGCCATTGGAGATACTTGTTGCGCCACCACTATTTTTATTAGATAGCGTAGTTGTACCGCCCTTTCTGAGTTTTATGTCAGTATTAGCAATAGTTAAACTATTCTCTTCTGTGTTTCCGTCTGTACTATCAAGGAACTGGCCTAAGCTAATTTCCTGACTTGCTGTGTTCTGCCTTAGCCACATTACGCGATTCCTTGATTTCTAAGTTGATTCATTATAACAGGTATTGATATACCACCGCTAGCAGCTTCACCGATGAATAAACTAATCCATTTTCTAGGTGTAGCATCAACTGTTGTAAAATTAAAGTCCGCGCCTGTTGCGGTAAAGCCTGTAAATGTACTTATATTATCTTTTGCGCCATTGAATAGTGTGGTTAAACCGCCACTTTCACTTAGCGAACTAACTACAGATGTTACTGCTGCATCTTCGCTACTATACATTGTCGAGTATTGATCACTTGAGTCAGCAGTAAATATTCCTGCACCTAATCCTGATTGACCAGTATCTAAACTGGAATTATGCCCTGTAATAAACATTGAAAAATCAGGCTCTGAACTGGTAGAGCCGAAGCTTTTGGAACCCGTGGATGTTGGTGAATCCTCAATAGATGCGTCCATTAAAGGAGAGCTTGAAAATTGAAGCGCTAGAAATAAAACCCTATCATTACCTGGGGATGCGTTTGTATTTATGTTAAATCCACTAGAGTCGTATGACTCTATAATGCCTCCCCATGATAATACGTTGTTAAAAAACTGTCCTACCGCGTAAGTGTCTGAGGTGTATTGCCCTGTGTTTGATTGTACGCTTTGCCCGTTTTGATCAAACGACATTACTGAAAAATTCTTATCCGTCCCATCGTTAACGCCAATTCCTGATGATAAAATAAGGTTATTATCTATATTGTTTGCTGTGGGCGCTCCGACAGTGTTAATAAAAACCAAGTCAGGTTCAAAGCCTACGGTATTTATATTATTAGTCATAGACGTTAATTGTGCGCTAACTTCTACGTGTGAGCCTGTAACGTCTGAGCCGTTAATTAACACCACCGTTACAAATCTAGCAGAAAATGCCGCATCAGATATGTTTATTCTAACGCCGTCCGTTATCCATGCTACGAAATTAGCCTCCCCTTGAATAGCTCCGGCTGACATTTCAAGAATAACAGCGTTATCGTCTATTCTACGGCTAGAGTCTGTTGTTGCTACTCCATTTGAAGAGGTTACCGCTACGCATCCTTGATTGGTTCCGTCTGTGTAGCCTGTGGAATTTCTAGTGCTGTTTCTTATCGCGCCGTTTGTTACAGTATTATCATAAAAGAACATGGCAGCTTTAGGCGTACCAAATCCTGATATTGTTATATCTTGATTGCCGGTGGTGCCGTTTACTTTTACCCTGACAGTCCTGAAATTTACGTCAGCCACTTATTCAGCCTCTACCATTTGCCAAAATAAAGCCTCGTCAGTGTAATCCCGCATTGAGTTATTTACCTTCATCTCACCTAATAGTAAATAGTTAAATATTCTAGCGCTTGATTTAGTCTTGCTTTGAACTGTCGATAGTAGGGATAGCATTCTGTTTAGATCAACTGTTTCATCAGCATCTAAATTTAAACT